AATCCCCAAGATAAGAAATATCATTATCAACAATTGCTATATAATCTCCATTTACCATACCCAATGCCTGATTTCTTGCATATCCAAAATGCATATTCTTCGTATTTTTTATATAGGTATGAATCTTCCCCTGCTCCAGAAGTTTTAAAAATAATGCAGAATCCTCTTTACTTCCACCATTATCAACAACAATGAGTTCATATGGATATTTTGTTTGTTCCAGTAATGAGGCAATAGACTCACGCATCATAGAAGATCGCAACTCCGATGTGGTATGGTGCACAAATATAATGGAACAAAATTTCATATGAGTCCTAAAATTTCTTTTTGCTTTTTAATATATGTTGCTTTATTAAATATATCCTCTACTCCAAGCCACTCATTCACAGGAGCAACTGGTCCACCCATCTTCGATCTCTCCATAACAAATTCAGGAAGATACTTTTTACATATCTGTCGGAATGCCCATTTCGTTACCCCATCTCGAACCTTCAAATTATCAGGAAGACGATAACAATATTCTGCAAATTCATTGGTTATATATGGATATATTAAATTGATATCATAATTCTTTGCCATCTTCTGTTCCATTTTTTCTATACATCCAAGATCCATATCCATTTTTCCAAATGATCCAAGCATGGGGTATTGTTCGTGATCATGTCTGGCAATATCCAATGGCTTATACCCCATCATATTCCCATAGACACGAAGAAAATCATCTCTTGCAATACCCAATGCCTTATTTATTGTAGGATGGTAATTACGAAGTTCAGGTATTCTGTACATCTTTTTTAATTCATCAAAAATAATATATCGTGCATATCCACCAAGATATTCATCCGGACCTTCACCAGAAATAACTATTTTACAATGTTTGGCAACCTCTTTCATTAATATATATAATGGAACAAGAGAAAAATGGGTTGTTGGTTCTCCCATCGTCTGTACTGCATCTATAAAATTTTCATTAAACAATTCTTTTGTTATCGTAATATCAATAACATTTTGAAGACCAAGATGTTTGATAATTGCATCTGAATATCGAGATTCATCATATTGAACTCCATAGGGGAATTTTACTCTAAATATATAATCCGGATGTGTGATTGCCGCAAGAAGGCCAGAATCAAATCCACCGGAAAAAAGACAACCAAATGGACGTTGAACATATTTCATATTCCTATATATTGTGTCTAAGATTTTATCTTCAAGTTCTGAGATATAATATACATCATTTTCCATATTACTTCCCTTCAACATCTTCCATTAATTTATATATTCCCTGTTTTAATCCAACAAGTGCATGAAAGTCTAAAACGTTTTCTGTCTCTGTCATATCTGCACAAGAATACGGTGGATCTTCTATCCGCCGCGGAGCATACATAACCGGATATTTAAATAGTTCCGCTATCTCATTGATGCTTACCGCAACACCCGTACCAATATTTAATGCCTGACCGAATGCTCCCTGTTTATTCAATAAATATCCTGCCGCCAACATATTTGCCTCAACAACATCAGACACATGCACAAAATCCCGCTTCTGATCTCCAGTTCCATAGATAATTACCTTACCTTTTTCTTTAAAATCTCTAATGAATGCCATCATGACATTTGCATATGGCCCATCTAAAGACTGCCGTGCTGATCCATACACATTAAAATATCGAAGCGACATAGTGGGAAGCCAATTATTCATCCCATAAATACTACAGAGTCGCTCTGACGTGTATTTCTGGAGTCCATACAGTGATATCGGCTTTGGTCCTCTATTATTTTGTATTGGAACTTGTTCTTCTACAGTCCCATAGATAGAAGAACTGGATGAATACACAAATGCTTTTACCTTATATTTTCTCGAAAGCTCCAATAAGTGAAGTGTTGCTCCCACATTAATCGCCTGCGATGCTTCAGGGTTTGCAGAACACCACGGAATCTTTGCTGCGGCTGCTAAATGGAATACTGCATCAGGATGATATTCATCGAACAGTCGTTCTACTGCAACCCCACCAGTTACCAGTCCCAACTGATGAAATTTTATTCTCTCATCTTTTTCCGCTTCAGCAATATTTGCCTCCTTACCACTAAAAAGATTATCAATGATAATAATATTATCATGTTTCCCTGCACGACGAAGAAGTTCATCAACAATATGAGATCCGATAAATCCGCATCCACCAGTAACAATAATATTCATATTACCATTCTCCTCTCCAAATTTTTTGCATCCATTCATATGTCTTTTGGATTCCTTCTTCAAATGATATTTTCGCTTCCCATCCTAATAACCGTTTTGCTTTACTTGCATCAATAATTTCCTTAAATGTCTGCCCTTTTCTATTTACAACATGCTTAATAGGAACTTCTTTTCCAACCACTTTCATAATTATTTTTGCCCAATCTTCAACAGATAATTCTTCTTGAGATGAAATATTAATTGTTTCATTTACTACCTCAGGATGTGTGATTGCCGCGACGATACCATCAGCCTCATCATCTATATATGTAAGCGTCCGTGTTTGTTTTCCATCTCCATGAATTGTTATCGGTTCTCCTGAACACACTTGACCTAAGAATACTGCAGGAGCCAACGATGAACGCATTTCTACACCATACGTTGTTGCTACACGTAAGATAACATACTCAAGATCAAATGATTTATTATAACCCTTGATAATATGTTCTCCCGCTAATTTCGCCTCCGCATAGATCTCAGAAGAATTTGTTTTGGACTCCTCATTACTCGGCAAATCAGGAGTGTTCCCGTACACACAGCATGTAGAAATATTATACAAACGCTTCTTATGTTTTGCACAATAATTTGCAACCAATACAGTTCCCCAGATATTTATATTCATTCCATAAAGAGGTTTCTCTTCAAACTCATTTAAATCAGCAATTGCCGCCATTTGAATAATATAATCATTCCTCATGATTGCTTCTTCAAGTTGTTTCCTATTGGTTATATCCTGACCAAATGATTTAGAAAATAACTCCACTTCATATCCCAACGCCTGTAGTCTGTTAATAACAGCAGTTCCAATAAACCCTTTACCTATATGTAATATTTTTGGCTTCATATAACCCCCTCACATTTAAACAATATCGGAGAATCTTTTGTATTCCCGTCCACCGTTTCTTCCTGTGTAAATGAACTGAGTTTATCCGATGAATACATAACAACACTTTTAAAGTGTTTCGTCATAACTTCATATGCTTCCCCTGCTGTCCATTCACGAACATGATATTCATTATTGGGTTTATCTTTTCCCAATGCTTCATTATTTCTATTGGGAGAAGAGATAAAGAACACTGTTCTTCGTTTTGCATCTCCAAACTTTTTTAAGTTATTCAATAACAAATCAAAATCCTTCACATGCTCAATAACCTCTACGCAAACAACGACATCAAACGTAGCAAACGGACGCTCTGCATCTTTTAACAAGTCTACAGTTTCAAACTTAATCCTCATATTCTCAAACATCTGCTTTGCAACATCAATATTTTTTGAATTTACATCAATACCCCATGCCCCCAATGCTTCCCGTCCAAGAATATTGGTTCCTATCCCCATGCCGCATCCTGCATCGAGTACCGCTTTTCCAATACACCAATTGTTTGCAATGATTTCATACATGCGTATCTGCTTTGCATCTTTGAGATATCCTTTATTCTTATACCGGTTAAACACTTTCTCAAAATCGTTAAAATCTGCTTTCTCTTCATTTTCCTGATAAGAGACTACTGGTTGTTCTTCTATTACCTGTGCTTCCACAATAGGTGGTGTATCCATAATTTCTTCTTTCTCCCGTGGTTTTGCCCCTTCAAATAGAAGTGGCTCCAACTCCTGGGTAAATATGGCATCCATATTAAATTTCTGCCGGATTATACGATGTGATTTGTATACACGATTCGACTCGAGTTCTGCAACAACAATCTTTCCTATATCATTATAATAAACATCTTCACCACGCGGATGATTTGTTGTTGTCGTTACAGAATCAAATTTAAAATATAATGCATTCGGACCAACAAAATCCTTCATTGGAGTAAAATCCTCATTCAGAACCAATAGATTCTTTTTTAATGCAGCCTCAAGAAGAACAAGCGGACAATTCTCCGATACGGATGGAAAAAGAAAAACATCCGATAAGGCAAAGAGCTGTAACACAATATCATGAGAAACCCCATTCTCATATTGTTTCCCCAGCGTTGAAGTAAAAATAACATCTCCATCTTCAAGCCCCCATTCTTTAGCACGCATTAACATATCAGCAATTGCTAGTTTCTCCCGCTGTCCATTTGCATGAGCATTGGGAATAATATACTTTACATTCTTCTTTAATCGTTTTATTCCTGCCATAACCCGAAGTGCTTTATCCAATTGTTTTCCGCCTCCACCCATACGAGTAGTAGAAAGCGGATAGATACCAATAACATCCGCCTCCAACAAATGATATCTTGTTATCAATTCCTTTATGAGCGGATCGGCGTCTTTATCCACACGGACATCAATAGGATTATGTACAATCCGAACATCACGAGGATACACTCCATACATTTCGGCAGCACGGACAATATCGTAGTTATTCATATACACAAGCGTTGATTGTGGGGGAAGTGAGTAGAGACAAGAAATAGGGAACGTTAAATTTTCAGGCCGTATTGATGGTCCTGAGTGCATCCAGTGGAAAAACCGCTGCTGTTTCTGCATAGTAAACCGATGAAGGGCTGCCCCATAAGGAAGAAACGAATCCTGGAAAATAACATCGTGACATAAAAATACATCTATATCCTTGAAGTGCTGTTCATACGCCGGTACAACCTGAGCCAAATCCTTTTCAAACTGTTGTGGGACCATCCTAGAGGCTGCAACACCCTGATACGGCTCGAAGTGAAGTGTTGGAATAACATTCCGTAGCTCAACCCCATCAAAGCAGGGATCGTTTGGTTTTGAGAAACAAGTGAGTGTAAACAACACAGGAGTAAATCCATAGAGTTTCAGCATTTCCAGTTGATGCTTTACCACGTTTACGGGACTATATGATGTGTCCCATCCGCCAAAAGTTGTGAGCACAGCTATCTTCATATTATCCCCTATCAATTTCTATACCTTTACCATAAAATCCTGTTTTCCCAGGAGGAAGATTTCCTCCATAATCCATAGAATGAATATACGCATCTTCCACAAAACCGCCAATAGCATCTGCAGCATTACTCCGTGCACTAACATCTGTAGGTAACAATCTTTTTTTCTGAAATCGTTCCTGATATCCTGATGGTTTAGGTACTGCTTTTTGTACATGGATGTCTCCTGTAGATTCAACAACACGTATTGCTTCTTCTTTTTCCTTATTGGTTGCAAGAGGAAGCGGACGTTTTTCTTCTGGATCAAAGTCAGACACCGAAATGTCCTGTTTTACTTCCTCTGTTTCCCCGGGAAACAATTCCAAAGGAACAAGGACATATTCCTTCCCGGAAAGTACAATTGTTTCAAACGTCATACAGCTTAATCAAACGTTAAATGTTTATGTGCGTAATGCGTTTTCATCATTGCTTCATTAGTAAATACCCTATCACACCCCTTAAATTTACAGGGAACTCCAACAGGATTCCCTTCTTCATCGATAGGCGTTATTGTTTCTTCTTCTTTTTTCTTTTCTTCCACAAGTTCCTGTGGCGTTTTTGCACCCGGACCACTTATAACTTCTTTCGTAAATCCATCAAATTTCTTCACTGGAGGAACAACAACAGATGATGCAGGAATAACCTTTACCTGCGGGTAGCTTGTTCCTTTCTGTTTTTTCAACTCTTCTTCCTGCTCTCTTTTTAAATCCTCTTCTGTTATTACCCGCTGTAAAAATCCATACACAAGACAAAGATATGTTCCTACTTCATCGGGAAACTCCAGCGTTTCCCCCGGTTGAATTGACCATAACTTTGTTTCTTTTGTCTTTTTATCCTGAATTGGATAATCAATAATAGCTGACTCTGTCGGATTAAAAATGATCATATATGTTTTCCTCCTTTAGGAATTGCTTTTTTAAATACATGTACGTTCTTTTTTACTACTTTTCCTTTATGATTTTTTACCAGTACTTCCCGCATAACCGGTGGGGGAACTGTTTGAATCTTTTCTTCCCGAAGAAATCCATAGGTCTGAAGAAGAAAATCTGCTGCCTGTTCATCATCTCCATTGTGATCCAAAACGATGGTTGCCTTTGGCTCAATAACATATGGTCTTCCATGATACGTTGTATGTACGCGTGATGCTGATAGATTACGGAGCAATCTCTTCATAAATATCCTTTCCTATAATACGAGCAATAATAGTAGAAAATACCGGAAAAAGAATGATGTTCATGGTATCCAATTCTTTTGAATCAATAAGTTCTGTATACATATATCCTTTATGTGCAACTGTTTTTATAGTATCCAACTGCTTCTCACATTGATCGATTTCTTTTTTTGTTCCATACCGATATATAAATGCAAGACGTCTCCAGAATCTATATTTATTATGGAACATATCTTCTCGAGATATCATAGGCTTTTCATGGTATGAAATGTACTATATCTATAATAGGCACGGAAGAAAAAGTTTGTCAATACCCCAAGTTACAGTCTTTCAATAGTGATAAACCATCCCACCTTTTCAACAAATATACGAGAAACTATTCCAAGTGAAAAGAATATATCGTCAATATACTCCGCAGTCCAATTTCTATCAGGAAAATCCTGGAGTACATTAATAGTTATAATAATAGTTGTCCCCTTTCCCCCTATTCCCTGAAGCATGGAAATAATAGGGGTGAGATCGCGATAATAGTTAACTACCCCACTGAGAACAACTATATCAAACCATAACCCTTCAAACATGTCAGTTGGAATTGCCTGACAAAAAAAGAGTCCAAGCGGATAATTCTTTTTTGCTTCAGCAATAGCAGCGGAGGAGAAATCTATTCCAACAAGTTGGCCGTCAAATCCTTTCCAATACGAAGCAGATCCGCACCCTAAATCTAGTATCCTCCCTTGCACACTTTTCCGTATCATGAACCAAAAAAGCGTATGATGCTTTTCATAATTAACATATGGACGGGACCAAATAGTGTTCCAAATATCAGGAGACTGATATTGAATAGGAGTCATCGTTGAATAAATATGTATGCAACAATTGTTCCACCGGTAATTGCTGAGGAAATTCGTGCCCGGACAACCCGACAGGGAAATCCTGTTGTTGCCCCAAGTCCAATACTTACACCGAATGCTTTACTTGCTGCATTAATCGTGAGAGAACCTAATGATATCCATGTTCCTGTATATGATGCCGATGGAGCACCCTCAAGAAGTACTGTCCCTGCAGATACGCCAGTAGATGATTCGACAAGTAAAGAAATTGCATCTGCATTTCGTGCATCGAGCTCATCTCCTGATGCCGTATCAGAAGCAGCAGAAAATACTTTATATCTCGTTAATTCTTTTCCGCTTAATGCCTGAATAGATGATTCTTCTCCATATATAGCCATATTATGCTGCGGTAAATTGTGTTACAACGAGCTTCCAAACAGGAGTTTTACCGCTCGTCTCTGTTTGAATATATAATTTATATGATCCGGTTCCTGTCCCATTGTGAAATACCACTTCTCCTCCATGCCATTCATCTGAAGAAATTCCATAATCCCCATAATATGCTTCCGGTGTTTGGGGAAGCTGTGTCACCATTTTAAATCTGCCTGTCGCTGCATCCAATTGATCAAATCCTGTCATAATATATCTCCTTCATTACGCCATGGTCGTTGTCGAACTGGACGTGGAGGTTGAACTCGACGTTGAGCTTGACGTTGATGTAGACGTAGTTGTTGACGATGTACTAGAACTCGAACTTGTAGAACTTGATGTACTGGACGTACTGGATGAACTACTCGTACTACTTGAGGTAGACGACGTTGAACTCGACGTTGAGGTACTTGTGGTTGTCGTTGACGTTGCAAACTGTGTCAATAACCGATACCACGTTGCAGTTACACCAGACGTTGCTGTTTGAATATAAATACGATTATCTGTTGAAAGATAACACGTTTCTCCTCCACGCCATTCTGTTGAAGATAACCGGTCTTCTCCATAATAGAGAACCGGAGTCGTTGGTAAAGAACTTACGATTTGAAGTCTGCCAGTAATTGCATCTAATTGATCAAAGTTTGTAACACCCATATGTACTTACTATAACTCATTCTGTCAACAAGAGGAAGCGAATGGTGACGATATGATATACTCAAAGCTAATGGAACTCTATATTCTCTCTATACGACACTGTAAACTGGAATCCTGCCAAAAGGAATTCCGTGTGCCCAAAGGAAGTAAACGTCTTTACTGTACGGATGCCCATAGAAAGTATGGGTGGAAGAAAGCACATTGGAAAGACTATCTCCTCTCTGAGAAACTTAGAAAGAAGACCAAATAAAAACCGCCCCTTACGAGGCGGTTTTTTGGTTACAATACTCTTAGTCAGTATACGATGCTCCATCTCCTTTTGATCCCCACATGCCTCTCCAATCACTCCACCCGTAGCTAAAGCGTACCCGGGTTTTATACAGAGCTGCATCTGAATCAAATGCATTATCCTGTTTAAATTCTGGTCGGATTCTCCAATACCAGGTCAGGAGATGATTCCGCATGTCTGCAAGGAACCATGCAGTCGTGGAGGTGATATATTCCCATGCCTTCACGCTGAATTGTCCTTTATACATGTTATAGTCATTGTTCGCGGTTCCAGGTCGAAGCACGGAGTTCACAATGATATTTGCCTGTTTTTCTAAATCAACAGGAACGATCAATGCGTTCGGATTCGAGGTAAACCGTTGTCCTTTATCATCCAATACTTTTCGGAATGCAGTTCTAGCTGTTTCCAGGTTCGGCTCTGTGAGCGTAATACCGGTTGAGCTTGCATTGGACTGTGCCGTTCCACCATCTGCCCGCGGATGACTGGTAGAACAGAGTGGTTTTGCATCTCCATAGGATGTGTAACTCGTGGAATGTGCGTTATTCAGCACAGATGCAGCATAATACTCAGTTGTTCGTTTCGCTGCCTTTCCAAGAGCTGCAGGAAGATTTTTAATGATCCCGTGTTGGTCATCTTCCCAAAGTTCCTGTGACACTTTGAATCCTTTTGTGTACTTCAAATGTGTGTAGGTTGTTTTATACATCTGGTTTGGATCTTCGTAGTCCAACGGTCCAAGCTCAGCAGTCTGTTGCAGGAGAGAAAATCCTGAAACGGCTGACTCTGATTCCTTATCGCGATCAGAGGTTTTCACCTGAAAGATGGATGGCATCATTTCCGGTTCTAACTCATAGCGGTCAAAAAAGACAACTGCGAGTTCTGGTGCTAATGTATCTGCAAACTGTGGTCGTATTGCTGTCATAATATTCCTTTCTTAACGGTTTTTACGCTTCAATACCTCCTGCTTCATAGCTTTGGGCAAAGAAGGATTCTACAACTTGAAACAATCCTTTACTTGCGTCAGCATCACCATCTGGATCACGGCTAATCAATCTCACTTGTCCAGTCGTATCACTTGCTGTTCCAACATCCACATCATTTTCGTCATTCAAATCAAATAATTGGAATAACATTGTATCTGTCAATGAAGCATCAGCATCATTGGAGAACAAATAATCAGGAAGTGCCGGAATATACTTTACGCGATATGCAGGGGTTGTTTCATTTGCAGCAACCATCGTATAGGTATCAAGCGTTCCGGAATCCGGTGTAACGGGAAGACCTTTACTGGTCATAACACCTGTAACGAATCCAAGAATATTATCTCCCCCTGTTACAAGTGCTGCACATCCGTCTTCATCAACACGAATTGCATCACCGATTTGAAATACAACGCTGTTTGCACCCAAAAGATCTAACTCTGCCGGGGCAGCTACTCCTGTAAGTGATTTCCTAAATTGAAAACCTGCCATATTGGACTCCTTTTCTAGTATTTTATACTGGTTGTTTACTATTCAACCAATCTTACTATAACTCATGGAGTCAAATAGGGTCAATTTATTGAGGCTATACTCCTCTTTATGCATTTGTAGGCTCATTCGGATTCCCTGAAGGTGTTTTCTTCCCTGCATCATCCTTTTTTTCCGGTGGTGTATAACGTGCGACCCCGGTTTCTGTTAATTCTTTTAATCGCTGTTGTACCTTATCTTCAGGAACTTCCAATTTCTTTGCCCATTTTTGTCCATCAGCACTCAACTCCGTTGTTGTTTCTTCTGATTTTCCTCCACCCATTGCAGGAAGTGCTCCCGGATCTGCATCATGTGCGGCAACAAGTGCGGCAACATCCGGCTTATTTCCACCTTCTACGGTTTTCATTCCAACCATAAGATAGGCATCTTTTAATGTATCTTCAAGTGCTGATACCGGAACCTGTTGAATATCCTGTCCCCAGGCACGAAGTTGTTTCCCTACTGCAGAACGCATTGTTTTTTGTTTGTCTTCTGCCAATTTATCATAGCCGAATCGTTTTTCAACTGCAGCAATAATGTCTTTTCTGTTTTTCATATCGATGTCATCAACACGTGGATCAGTCATAGGAGTCTCCTTTTTTGGCTCTTCTTTTTTTGGTTCCTCTTTTTTATCATCTTTTTTAATAGGTTCTCCGGTATACGGATCAAATTTCACTTCCTTTGGCTCTTCTTTTTTTGGTTCCTCTTTTTTGGAAGGATCATAATGTTCAATTGCATCCTTTACTTTTCCTTTTAAATCCGCATTCTGGGAAATAACGGAAATAAGAACGGAAGCATCAGTGACAAACTCTGATGTTGTTTTAAGATCCTCCTGAAGTTTTGTTACCTGATCGACTAGTTTTTCACTAGCTTCAACTTTTTTTGTAAGTTCTGCGACCTGTTCTTCTATTGTCATATATATTTACCGTATCAGAGTATACAATCACTTGTCAAGTATGAAAACATTTACGAAGTTATTTCCCCATAATAGCCTTGTAATCATCAAGAAGGTTTGATAAATAGGCACCTTCAGGATTATACGATGCGTACAATGTTTTAATCTCATCCGCGGTTAACGGTTCTTTCTTATCCAACACATTCAATCTGTTTGCAGAACCACCACCCAACACATTCTTTCCATATTGATACTCAATTGCATCCTTGCTGTTTGCAAACTTAGAAGACTTCCCGCTTGGCTTTACACCAAAAAGATTCGATGTTGTCCTCCCACCGGTTGATTCATAAAACGCCTGCAGTGCCCCAAGGACTCCTGCTCCTGGTCGGATCTTTTCTTTTTCCATAATCTTATCAATGTCTTTTACTACAGGGAAATAGGTTCCTGCATCCTTCTCACTTTTCGGCATTTTCTTGGAATAAAAATCAAGTACCTTTTGTTTTACATCCTGCTGTGGTTGCATCGCAGTTACTTCCTCAGGAATAGGGGAAATCACTGTTTCAGGAATGGGAGAGATCGTCTTCTGCTGTCCTGATACAGCGGAGAGAAGAGACGCGATAATATCAGCAATTCCCGCCATGGTTATTCCTCCATCTTTTCGAGTTCCTCTTTTGCTCCCTCAACGAGTTTAATCATGATTCCCATACCGACACCCTGTTCCGCATATCGCGTATGTTTGATTGCAAATTGCGGATCTTCTTCCCGAAGGGTATAGGAAAGATTTTTGAGACTTTCAATATACCGCCTGACTGCCCGTTTAAGAATGGAAAAATGCGGGGTATCTGAAAGTTCTGCAAGCATCTCCAGTTCTTCCCGTGGTGTTTTGATAAGTTCAGGTTTTAACCCTAATTCATTTTTTTTCATACGCTAAAATCGGTGACATCCGGAACGTTCTCAGGACCCACCTGCTTTGTCGGCATAAGGTTTTTCATATCCCCCTGCTGAATTGCAGTTGTTTCTTTCGTCCTGTTGCTTTCCAGTCCACCGCCTCCCATCGGCTTTGACCCTGTTTTTTCTACGGCTTGTCCTCGAAGAATTTGTGCAGTATTTTCCTGCAAGATATGGTTGGCAAATACCTTTAATACTTCCGGTGTTGCCCCTTGCTTGAATTTCTCAGACTGCATAAAGGCTAAATGGGTTTGTGTATGTTCCGGTGTTGCAAACGGTGTTCCAACCAACGGGTCTCCATTTGCCATCTTCTCATTCTCACGGCTTGCTAATTCCAACATTTGTTGCGGATCAATAAGCGTAGCCTGTTTTTGATCATCCTGCGATTGTGCCTTAAAGTCATCCGGATCATAATCATTCGCTTCCGTCAAAATATCCGCCATCTTTTTAATATCGTAATAGCCCATCTGTACCGCCATCATGGTCACCGGATTCTGCATAAACTCGGACGTCTTTTGCTGTTGTAAGGGCTTTGACAATGGGAACGTCGGTTCTGCAGACAACTTATACCGATAGGCAATCTGTGGAGGAGCCAACAGATCAGGAGTCACCATGAAGAAATTATCTCCACGCTCATCGATAACATCAATGTTGCCATCCTTTCTCCGTTCCAGTTTCTTATTTTTCGTTACGATCTCGCGGTACTTAGCTTCATAATACTTCCCGTCCTGTTGTAACAGTCTCCCTTGAGCGGCGGCTTCACGAATCTTTACAAACGTATCTATTGCATCCGCTCCGATAATTTCCTCTACCTTTGGTGTCTGATAAAACTGACAGATATTCGGCACCCGAAGCTGAATCTGTTCCAAAAGAAGGGTCCGAGATAATACCCAGATCTTCATCCGAAGCCGTTTTAATGTTGATTCCTTCATGATAGCCGCGTCCGTTGCTGTTGCTGTCGGCTTATTCACGGACTGTGCACGATCATCGATACCGGTAACACGGGCGGCATCTTCCTTGAGGAGAATTTCTTCCTTGTAGGCAGAGGGATTAATATCTCCATATTCAAATGGAACCACGGACTTTGGATCATCCACATAAATCGGTTTCATTGGAGCAGGGATTAAATCCTGATCTGTCAACGTTTCCCTGTTGGAAACAAACACCATTTTATAAATATCCATTTTCTGTCTATCCAGACGCATCCTTCGATTTGTTGTCAATTCATCCTGGATAGAATCAAGTAGTCCAGGTTCACCTTTTCCATAAATAGACCATGGATTTACTACATCCTGCCCCACAGCAAACGGAAGTTGTTTATGATTATACGGATTCGGTCCGATATAAATAGGAACATCATTTGCACAGATAACCAACTTGTCAGGATTCCTGATCCAATGCCAGATAACTTCAACATAACTTCCTTGATCAATACCTGTCGGCGGTTTATAGAACTGATAATAATTGGTATCTCCACCCGGTTTTACATCTTTCGCATAACCGAATTTATCCCACCGGCTTCCTATAAACGTATTCCGAAACCGGTCAATATGCATGATATACCGGCGGATGGCATCCTGGGCTTTATACGGACCGATGTTCACAGACCGTGCTTCCGGATCAAACCACACATCCCACAGATTGACTGCTTCCCCATACACGTCATCAAAGTCCATCATTTCCACTTCCTTATATTCCTCGCGTCCTGTTTTTGCATTGTAGGAAACAATCAGTTTTACCTTCCGTTTTTCTCGAAGATAATACTCCTGCCAAACTGTTGTACCAAGAATCAAGAGTTGTTTGATTGCCTTATACAATTCAAAGTCTCCATACCCTACTTGCCATGAATAATCCTTGATGTGATTCATGACCATGGCAGAAGGAATATATATTTTAGACCGTGCTCCTACTTGTGGTTGTAATGTCTGATCCACGAGTTCTGAAAGGGCAGATTCAACAACAGAAGTTGTGTATGGAGGAACAATATTTGATTGCCATTGCCCGGCGTTCTTGGGAGGCCGCCATGCTTCATACTGTTTTTGCCATTGGTCCCATAACTGCTCCCGTCCATTCTGTGCACGGGAATGTTTCATTAACTGATAGCGGGTATAGGTATGTTTTTTCCAGAATTGCTGTTCGTCCGTTAAGTGTAACTGGGTGTTAATCGTCGGATTTTGATTCTCGTAGAAAAAGATTTGAGCCATATATGTACTATAACTTATATTACCAACATTTTCCAATTATGCAGGATAGGTCGGCATCCACCCTTCTCCCCGTGTTTCTCGGTTTCTTGGTGGTGATGCAATTTCCAATATTCCCGCAAGTGCATCAGAACAATCATCATGTTTAGAGCGTGGGAACCGTCTCAGTTCCAACTCCAGTGTTGTTATGTGTTTAATATTTCTATTATGATAAATACTGCCGACAGCATAGCGTGGCTCCAATGCCTGAATGCGTTCTTCCTTGCTTTTTGCATTCTGTCCCGCATGTTTGAGTTCTGTAATAGGAAGAAACTGATTTCGCTGTCGCATCATATCTTTTGCAAAATAGGATAATACCTTTTGAAATGCCACTGCCTCTATTGCCATGGTTTTCGGTTTCCATTTTGCATCCCACTCAAACATAGCATCAAGAATTTGTTTTGGAGACAGATGTTCCCGGAGAATATCACGGATATACCAATCATTGTTTGCATTTACCTGCACAACAACAAACACCGTGTAATCCAAATCAAGATTTTTTGAAGAAGAATCCCAGATGGTTGGATCGATGGACATATAGGTTTCAAGATTCAATCCTTTTAAATCATCTGTTTCGTAATACTTCCAGTCATAATGAAAGATCGCCTGGTCGGATGGAACCGGATCATTGAGATACTGACTGGAGAAATCAGAAAGTCCTTTATCATTGATGAGTTTTTCCAATCCCTCACGGGTAAATTTAACAGGAAAGATAATTGTTCCTCCTTCAATTTTAAACTTTCCGGTTTCCGGATCACGGACAATCTGATAGTTCCCTTCCACTGCAGTTCTCTCGTGAACAACAAATTCATAATGAGCAGGATTTGCTTCATCCAAAAGCCAACCATAGAGATCTCCTTCATGCCAACGGGTACCGATGACCAGGGTTTCTGAACTATCCACATTATCACGGAGATCCATAACATCACGATAGAACTGAATGACATCGGCAATACGATCAGAGGTATGAATATTTTCACGATTTACCAAATCATCAAGGATAAGGACATCATAGTGTTGAGAGACAAGATTACCACCAATACCGAATGCGGTTACCGTGCTCTCTTTTGCTTCATACGATTCAGGGCGTCGTACCGTTATTTTATCTTCCGCCCACTGCTGTGCACCAGTTGCCAAGTCACCGAAGAGTTCAATGAAACGTTCATTTCGACTCAAGTGATCTTTAATTTGAGAAAGAAAGGTACACGCCATAGGAGCGGTTGCATTGGCAATAAGAATACGTACCTTTGGATTCTGGGCTATTTTCCATAATGCATAACTTACGGTCACTACAGAGCTTTTGAGATGACCGCGGGGAAGCATGATAAGACGTTTCTTTGATTGATTATCCTGGATAAAATTACAGAGCGGTTTATGGAGATCTTCATTAAGATCCTTCCATCCGACAACTTCTTTGTTAAATTCCCAGAAGTCCTGGAGGACATACTTCCGTTTTGCCTCAATATAAAGGCGATACTGTTGTTCCGTCAACTTCACAAGTTCACGAAATGACGGCTGGTTCTGGAGAGCTAATGGATCTTCCATATTGATTTACAATACCTTTTGGTTCTTCCGGTTTATTATTTAAGAGTCCCCGTGCATCATCCATGGTGTTTTCTACTTGGAGTGCCATAGTTAACAGGGCGGCATAATCAAGAGCAGGTTCCTGAGTGATGGTTATTCCCTGATGCCAAATACGGCCATTGGGAGTACAGACAATGAGAAGAATACCGTCTTGTGTTGCAAATGGTCTTCCTTTGATATTGATAGCACCCTTTTTTGTACAGACGACATCAGCGGTCCACCCTTTAATCCAATCCAGTTCCTGAAGGAGCGTCTGAAGAGAACCGGCAAGATTCCGTTTGTAAGAGTCATAGAAGCGTTTCTTCATTTCAAGAGCATTGAGAGCGTCATCTTCCTTTTTCTTTTTCTCATCAATTTTTATCTTCTCCTGACGTTCTACCTCACGGGCACCTTTAGTAGGGTTCTCCTGACCGGCAGCAAGGATCTCCTCCTTTTGAATAACGTCTTCTTTTTTTCCAACTTCTTCCCGGCGAAGCTTTGTAAGGCGTTGTAGAGGATCAGTCTTTAATTTAGTATCCTTATCAACATGAAACTCGTCCATCGAATTCCTCCATTAATAAATCTGGTTTATGAACAGCAAGCCAATTACGTTTAAGAAAATCAATAAGCCAGATGGCTACCTTGTCATCACGGAGGTTTTTTAACTTCACCATACCACCGAGATCATCGAGGTTGGGAATTTTAAAATCATCATAGTTAGTGACGAGTTCTGAGAGGAAACTTTTAATGGAGACGGCGGGGAGGATGGGAGCATCTTCTGCTACTTTTGGTTCCCCAAGCTTATTTTTATATTGCCTCCATGGGTGATTCTCTTTTGGTTTGTAGGTTTGAGGAGACAGGGAAGTATTCATACATACAGTTAATACTGTTATTTCACGGTTGTCAAGAAGGGGGATTCCCTGTTGGGACTGCGGAGCGAATGATAAACTGAACGGGTACTAGCTTCTGCGGTGGGGTCGTACAGTGACAGTAGCGACACGATGGACCGTAGAAATGATCTCCACAGCGGGGACACCGCCATTCGTTCCTGGAATATCGAAGGAGAGGTTGGAAGGGTTGCGGGGACATAAAGAAAGTGTAAACCGTTGGGAAGAAAAAGGCAAATCCGTGCGTTACTGGTACAAGATCTACTACCTAACTATATCATATATTACAAGTTTATCAAGGGCTTGTTCTAAAAAATATATCGCAAATTCCTCATCAATCTCATAATATAAGAAAATGGAATCGCGGGGGTGGGGTGGGGGTCAATGGTTAGCTTTGTAAGTAGACGTCGCAAAATGATTATTGTGCGTCACCATTCTATGCCTGCAGAGCTTCACAACGCTCTATCTACAACATTATGGGACATCACTTGAGGGCTCTTGCTCCTTGTCTTTGAGGCTAGACAGGTACTTTGTTGTCTTTGTTGTCAGTTCCACTAAATACTGTTGCATCTCATCTGTTGACTTAGAGCGTAACAACGCTCCAACTTTTATACTTGTCTCTGTTTTCTCTTCACCAACGCCGTGAAACTTCATCAAGGAGTCAAGGGCTTTTAGAATGTCTGAAGCTTTGACTGACTCAGCTTCAGAACTCGCTATGTCTTTGTAGCGGCCAAGAAGAAACTCAAGCGTTAATCCTTTCTCTGTTAACAACAATTTTAACTCTTCTGCTTGTGTTCTGCTTAACTGTTCAACATTCATTTGTCCAGTTATTACTTTGTTTATTTTCTTTTGTCCTTCTTTCTCTGATCCATTCAACTTCACCTTCGTCAATACAATAGGTTCATCATTCTTTTCATGTTCATTATCTAATAGTATCTTTTCACTATTCATATCGTCACCATTATAGCATAACTATCAATACTGAGGCTATTTTACCCCCTTGACATGAAATTAAGAACATGATAAGCTTGTATCCGTTAGCAAGATTTGGGGACAACAATTGCTACGATAGCACTTTACAATAAACTCATACACTCGGGGAATTAGACATACTCAACTATACGATCATCGTTAGTTTTGTTTCACCTCTCACTTCCCCGAGCGAGTTTATGTATACGCATCAATAGCTCATTAACAATTAAATACAACGATATTCTCACAAGGTGGGCACTGTATTGACCCACAAAGGAGACAAACATATGGAGACACCATTATGTACCGTATACAAGTCACAGAAACCAACACGTGACGGCTACTATATATATAATCTGTTGGGAGTTCCTCAACATGGATATGTACGCGTAGCAAATGCATTTTTAAAAAATGATGAAGAATGCAAAGCACATGTAGCCATGTTGCTTCAATCAAAGAACTTCACACTACAAATTAAACCACAATTAGTGGGCGTGTGAAGAGACAGGCGGGACGTGCCCGCCTTGTGAGAATATCAAAATACTACTCACAAGCTAGGCGATAAACCGCTTAGAGAAAAGAGGAAATATGAAAACATATAATGTTTCTATTAGTTTTGAGGTCTGCGGGATTGAAGCAGACAGCATAGATGAAGCAAAAAGCGAATTATTACGCTTAATAGAAGAAGATAGAAATATAAAGGAGACTGCGTGGGAACATATAGAAGCAGAAGAAGATAAATAATAATAGCCGAGCATACGCTTGGCTTGTGAGTAGTAAAACAATCAATCTTATCATGGCGGTTATATACGCCAGAAAAGAGGAAGTATGAATTATTACAGAGTAATTGGCAAGGTTGGACAATCAGAATATGTACTAGGTTATACAAGCAACAAATGGGCGTGGATACGAAACAGCAACGGTTGGAAAAAAGAGCAATTATTGTTTGAACCATTAAAAACAACTGAAACAGAACCTATACAGATACATGAGATACCATGTCCACGATATGGAGCACCTATGCTTAATTCTTGACGGGCAATACGCCCGCCATGATGGGATTGATACAGTATAAAAACAGTATTATGAACGAAACAATAAAAAAGAAGGAACATATGGAAAATGAATTACATGAAATTATCACATTGCTTAACAATGTATATACCCACAGTACGCTTGGTGATATTCCAACAATCAAAAAACAAATTATGCATCTCGTACATACAAAAAATGCACGGATTGAAGAACTTGAGGAAATTATTGACATCCACGTAGAAGAAGACAATGAGAATGGATGTCTACATAATTTCAATGATGGAATATGTACCACGTGTGGTGCGGTAGAATAGATAAACCATGAGCGTACAAACAAATTTCTTTTGTTCACATTGCTTCACATGGAAACCGGTAACCCAAAAACGAACATGCCCGCTCTGTAAACGGGTAACATGCACGGATTGTCTCCGTATCCATTTGGGGCATTGTAAGACATGTGGAGGAGTGATACAAACAAAAACGATAGACTAACCATCTATCGTTTTTTTGTGTTTTTAATGCTTCTCAGAAATAGACCACAAGAGCCCCAGTAATAGGGGGATTCCTACATAAAATATATCTGCGATGGAGTTCGTTTCAACAAAGAGTCATATTGCTCAATTGCGGTATGGTACGAACTAAAACCTCTGCGATATGTTTCTCGTCAATGAGCCACAGATCGCCCCATGCTTGCTACCCGTTTTTTATATCCCGCTCGTATCGCGGTGCCTAGTAGCGGTGCCCCTTAGGTCGGCTTCAAACGCTTCCATTTGCTTTTTACTCCATGTATTTTGTCGTGGTGGGCCCCGTTTCAATCTCCAAAATTCCCAATAGAATAGCCTCAATTTTGGAATGTTTCCCGTGTAGTCAATACAGAAATTGTATGCTAGATCAAGGATGGGGCGATCAGTGAGGTGTTGTTTGAAGAATCGCATGAGGTTAGGAAGTTCCCTTTTCACTCCGGAGTATTCTATCCATATCTTATACGCAAATGCCTGCCACTCATTGGCAAGGTGTGGGCGATTTGTCCGGTCTTCTATGTGTTGTGGTAGTATGTTGCCTATTTTATCCATGATGTATATCAAATTCAGTTAATTGTGTAATATCATTCCATGTTTCAGTAGAACAAGAGGCAACAAAATTAAGAAGTGTTTGATAATATTCTTTTGGTTTTATTCTATGGTCAATGCGACTATCTCCAACATGTCTATTTGATTGCATGAGTCTTTTAGCACACCACTCAGCAATTTCCATTCGAGTTTTTTGATATCCAATAACAAAACTGCGGATAACATTTATATATTTAGGATCTATATGGTATTTATCTCCTAATTGAGTATGAAGTAATAAGAATTCCGGACGTTGTTCTTTTTTCATAAAAAATCCGCTTATAAAAGTTGTAGATGGTGGATGCCTCTTAGCGGGCGGCATCCGCAACTTATACAAACGGATTGCTAAGAAATTCCCACACATAAATATAACACACACATACAAGTACTTGTCAATAGTGGAGATAGTATCGTATATCACAAACTCCTATCTTGACAAGTGTTTCATAGTATGAAATAATACCTATTAATGAAGCAAAAAAGAAAACAAGTCATCTTTCAAAATCCTAAAATTCCTGTCATATATTTTAATCACATATATATGCCAAAAGGATTTTCTCTTGCGAAAGCATTGTTTGAGGGAGAAACATATAAGTCATATAAATTTCGTTCTACCCATGCTTGTTTATATTTTGGGTATTGGTGTTGGAAGAATGCGTGGGATCATCCACAATATATAATTCCTTATTTCAAATCAAAAATAAAAAAGTTATTTAAACATATCTATGCCTAAACAACGCACGCTTACACCAACAGAAGCATTCGAAAAGTATTTTGGAGCAGTGAATCAACTGCATACAAAACCCTATCCCTATCCTTGTTCTTGTGGACAATTCTTTCTTCTTGGAATAGAACATGACTGGATGGGACACATTAGACATGTGCATTATGAGCATATAGCAAATAAACCGGTACCTTTTGAGGGAGAATAATTATGGATTGTACATCTATTGATTCAGAAATTATACAAAATAATAATCCCTGCATTGTAAAAGTTACTATAACAATGAGAAATGATGATTGGGAATTTGACACACATAGGTATGAAGCATTAGGAGCAGGACAAAGTATTGAAGACGCAGAAGATCAAGCATTAAAACGTGCAAAAAAATTAGCAAAGGAGAAATAATATGTTAACCTTACAAAAATTAAAAGACATGAATCCAGGAACAATCTTTGAGTTCAAATTGGGAAGTAACGGAGAAAGAACTTTTATGTGGGTTGCTGTTCGTGGAGATATTCACGATTGGGCTATCTACACATCACTCAACGCAATTCCAATGGTTGATTTTTGGGCAGGTGACAAGGATGGAATTGCAACAATGGGAGATAAGGTATATGACAAAGAAAGTATTAAAAAATTAGTACCTTGTGATGATGAAGCATTTGCAATGTACAGATTCTAAAAAGGAGATTGTATGAGTTCATGTATCAATCCGGAAGGACATCAGTATACACCAATAGAGACACAAACTGTGGAGACACAGGATGGATCATTTGCCTATGTCAATGAACTCATGTGTGTTCATTGTATGGATATAACAAAAGTAACAAGAACGATGATGAAAAAACAAATAGTACAAAATACTCCAGAGGAAAAAGTATGAAAATACATGTTATCGCTATAGATTTTGATGGAGTGATTCATGATAACGAACATCCAAGCCCTGGACGCCGTATGGGGCTTCCTATGAAGGGGGCAGCAGAAGCATTAGCAGTATTTGAATCTAAAGGCTATTCCATCGTTGTTTTCTCTATTTGGGCGGGAGATGAACATGGGAAGAAAATTATTGGAGACTGGATGAATTATTTTAAACTCCCTTTTACGCGGATTACCAATATTAAACCGGATGCTGACTATTATATTGACAATAAAGGTATTCATTTTACTACATGGGAAGAGGTACTTCCACAAATTATATGAAAAAACAATGGAGAAATAAATCATGTCCAAACTGTCCACAAAATAAACGGGAAGATGTGGTATGGAGAAAAGGATTTGAAGATGGATTAGAAGTAGGAACTCATGGTTCAAAAGAAAATATTAAAGCTATTATATTTCAATTTAAACATATTATTGGTCATTTCTATTGGAAAATATGAATAAACTAGCGTCTGCATCCATGTATAAAATCAAACAGGATATGAAAAACCGATATCTTGCCGGGGAATCCATTCCTTCTATTGCCAAGTTCTATAAGGTTGTCGCACGCAATGTGTACTACCACATAGGAGAACTATCTGCAGAAGAGAAGGGCATTCATGCACAGAATTTATCATTACATCAGGATTTAACAAAAAAGGAGGCTCATGAAAAACAAAAAACCATTACGTACGGTAAAGCAGGCGGTACCGGTCATGAAACCATCGGTCTGGATGACTTTAAGTAAACAGAAAGAACAGCTCAAAGATAGGATATTCATGAAAGATATCTTTCTTAATCATGATCCGGAACACGTAGACATTTTAACAGGAAGAGTACTATGGATGGCATTGGCAAAAGCAAAGATCCATTTACATCCGGTACTCCAGGATACATTTTTACGACAGCGTACCTGTTTCTTTTGTGGCGACGTTATTGTGACGTATAAAGTAGATGAAACCAATTCAGAAGAACGCTGTGCAGGATGCGGGTATGTATACGGAGAACAATAAATATGAAACATAGAGAAAAAAAGCCATGTAGTGTATGTGGAAAACCGGGACGATGGCATGGTGCAAAATGTGGTAAGTGTAAAGAATTTGCTGATCATAAAAAACCAAAAGGTATGTTGACATTACGGGTAACAAGACATAGAGCAATGCTTGTTCCCACGCGATAAAAAATTAAAATATAGGAGGCTAGTATGTTAAATAAATACTTGTTAGTTGGAGATATAGAAACCGTTATGAATGAAGATAAAACCTTTACGACAAAGGCAGTTATCATCGGGAAAGGGGATAGTCTTGCAGAAGCGACACAACAGATGACGTATAAGGGGTTACAAGCTACAGGACAGATATATAAATTGATTAATGTTGAATTAGTAGAAAAGAAATAAAGGAGCTATAGTATGAAAAAAACAATACAGAAAATAGACTTCCATTTTCCATATAAATATATTGGAAGTATATCAAAAGATAAAGATGTAGTCGAAATACTTATTCCAATGAGTGAACAATTAAATAGGTATAATGCTTTGGTTGACGCTCTTACTACTCAAGACACATTTATCTTTACCCAACTTCAACCATGGCAGGATAAGATAGAAAAACAAATAAAAGAGCATTTGGAATGGCATCAAACAACAGACCCATTAGTAGCAGAACTGCTAGAAGATAAAGAGGGACGACCTTTAATAACTCGTTTCCATGCTTCTTTTGATAAACCACAGGTTGTAAACAAAGACTGTCGTTGTAAACAAAAGTTGTCAACTGAACCCAAGCAAGAGTATGACGAACATGAAGGATTAGAACGGTGTGCTATCTGTGGGGGTTGCCATCATCCTGTTGATAGAGAAGGCAACCCCCTTCCCACCAATATCAAGGAAGAAGTAAAAAGCTTTAATTTTGTATTTTCAGGGAATAAAACATATATCAATGGTCAAAAAATAAACACAAAAGGTAAAACAATAAGTATATGGGCACAAACAGACCCAGTTTCGGGTAGTTATTTAGAAACATTATTAAAAGAGTAACTACTAGCGTTACTTGATAAATAGAATATGGCAAAGAATAGTAATACATACAAAACTTTTAATATAAACGAGAAAACTCCAAGTGGGTTTTATAAACAACTTGATGATGAGTTTCATTTTGACTTTGACCCTTGTCCGTTAAATCCAACTCCTGAAACAGATGGATTAAGTATAGATTGGGGGAAACGGTGTTATATCAATCCTCCTTATGGAAAAGCAGTTAGAGGTTGGCTTGAAAAGGCATTATATGAAATAAAAAAGGGAAACACAGATATAGCAGTCTTTTTACTCCCTTCATATACAGACGTTAAGTGGTTTCACGAAGTAGTTTTACCAAAAGCAACCGAAATCCGATTTATTAAAGGGAGATTGAAGTTTGGAGAACATAACAATTCTGCTCCATTCGCAAACGTAGTAGTAATTTTTAGTTAGTTTAGCGTTACTTGTCCTGTAGAAGAAGTACATTAACATTGATGATTTGTGGGGGAGAGAATAAGTAAGTTATTCTAAAGAAATCGGGTAGCAGGTTGACATCTGTAGAGAATTTCTGGATTGAAACAATTTGTCAGGTTTCCTATTCTCCCCACCATAAGTTATCAATTAAATTAAAGGTTTAGTCCTATAAAGGAGATAGAATTATGAAAATACAATTTGATAAAAGTGCTGCAGGTTTCATTTTAGATACATTCAAAGATTCCTTTCCAAAAGTATGTTTCATTTGCGGAAAAAAGGTAACGAAAAAGAATCTGGGTGGAGTTATGGCGAGAGGTTTTATTCACGACAATATCATTTGTTTAATACAGTCGTATTACAGGGAGCATAAGAAAGGCTAATTTATGCGAGAAATAAAATTTAGAGCCTGGGATAAAAATAAAAAAGTGATGACATTCGTCGGAGAACTTGCATGGTTAGTTGGTGGATTACATTTTATGGATGCAGGAGCTTGTCAGGGATTTATTGATAAAGATGCAGAACTCATGCAATTCACAGGTCTAAAAGACAAAAATGGGAAAGAGATATACGAGGGAGACCTAATTAAATTGGATAGTTTTATGCCACCAGTTATGCAGATATGTTTTATTGAAGGTGCTTTTTGTATTGCTGATAGAAATGGTCATTATACTGCGGATATGCACTATGTACATCATGCAGGTATCAATCAATCAGAAGTCATTGGTAACATATACGAAAACAAAGATTTAGTTTAGCGTTACTTGTCCTGTAGAGGAGATAATATGCAGAAACATACAGAAATTACAGAAGTTTTTAAGACTGGTGAAAGAAGAATAAATGACTGGCGTTGTAAAGGATGGAATGTTTACGAAAATGGAGTTTTTATTCGTTTCATTAAAAGACACATACACGAAACCCCGACACCAAAAGAAATTAAAAAGGCAGAAAAGTGGAGGTTAGTCCTATAAAGGAGATAGAATTATGAATACGTTAGATACACAAACAATTATGGATATTTGTATAAAAATGAAATACCCATTTTCAAGTGAAATCATAAAAAAAAAGAAAGTGTGGCTTCGTGGCTTTCTTTTAAATCCTGACGTAATGAAAGCATGGTGGGGAGAAGAAAAAGTTGCTGTTTGTTGGTACTGTGGTGAAGTATTCCCTGAAACAAAAGAAGGATATAAAAAACATCCAAAAGTTTGTTCTGATTTTTTTGGCAATCCATATCAAAAAGGAACTCGTAACGTATATAAAAAATATGCTTATCACGCCCAACAGCTTGTCCTACTCCCAACTGATAGCTTATTAACTTATTACAGGGAAAATAAGAAAGGATAACTATGATGAAAGTTACTATGTTTGATACTAAAAAAATAAAAAGTATGAAGAAATTAAAACCATCAGACATATTTGAAAAACAATCAGTTCCTTTTGATGGAATAGCATTTAGTACTCCACCGAATGATGAAAGGAAAAAAATTATAAAGTTAGCAAAAAAAGTAGGTACATACATGTATAAAGAGACTCATTCATCTACAAAAGAAAAGAAACTACCAATCGTTTGTGACATTGAGTTTATCGCAGATGGGAAAACCGAGTGTGATGTCTGTGGTATCAGTGCATTCTCTCACGTTCACAAGGAAGGTACACTTCCAAAAGATTACAACATTGTTTTTACCCCACCCCAAGAAGCGGAAAAGAAAGAAGAAATCAATCGTGTAATACCATGTAGTTGTAATACAATAACCAAACCTGATGGAACAGATAGACAAGGTGTTATGTGTATGAAACACGTAAACGAGTTACTCCAAGAGCAGAAGGAGAAGGTGGTAGAGGAAATAGAGAAGGATATTGTGGGTAGAATGCCTTTGTTTGTTCCCAAAAAGACACGGGAGATGATAGAGTTTTTTCTAACGCTTATTAAACCAGTATTCCATAAGGATTCCCTATGAGCGACACTATAGAGGATAAAATAAAACTATTCAAACAAGAAGCTAATGAACGCTATTGGGATTGGGATGGAGAATCTGAAAAACTAATGGATGTAATAGATGAACTTCTTAATTTTCAGAAGGAGAAGTTTAAGGAAGCGTTGGGAGAGATGGAAAGCGAACAAGTGAATAGTCAAAACGAATTATGTAAAGTAATCGGAAGAAACGATTTGAGGAAAGAAGTATTAACCAAGATAGGAGGTGAATAGACTATGGATATACGTATTAAGAAAAATGAAGAAAAGCCAGAAAGTGTAGAATTGCTTGCTGCATCTGTCATACAGGTAGCAGAGGG